ACATTATGTTCAAGCCTGGAAATGTGATCCGTACTATTTCGAGTACAAAATCTGTTCTTGCGAAAGCAACAATTAAACAAGAATTCGACAAGGGTTTTGCCGTATACGACCTCTCACGGTTTATCGGTACTCTTTCCTTGTTTAATGATCCTGAGATTGAAATCAAGGATTCTTACGTCGAACTCATCGAAGGCAACAACAAGTTTCAGTACGCTGTCACTGATCCTTCGCTGATCATCGTTCCACCAGATCGTGAGATTGAATTGCCAAATCCTGAAGTCAACTGCTTGATTTCAGAAGAAGCACTCAATCGAGTGATGAAGGCTCTGGCAGTTTCTCAGCTACCTGAAATCGCCATCGTTGGTAAGAACGGTAAGATCTTGCTTCAAGCTGTCGATACTCGTGGCACTAGCAACGACTCGTTCAGCGTAGAAGTTGGTGAGACTGAAGCTCGCTTCCGCATGGTATTCCGTTCGGATTGTATGAAGCTGATTCCAGGTTCTTATGACGTATCGATCTCTTCGAAGGGCCTCAGCCACTGGAAGGGTGCAACAGTAGAATATTGGATTGCTGTTGAATCCAACTCCTCGTTCGAGGCTTAATTGTGAATGCTGGTCACTAAGCCAGAGTCCGTGGATGCAAAGCTTCGCGACGGAATGCTGGTCACTAAGCCAGAGTCCGTGGATGTAAAGCGTCGCGACGGACATGTTTTTGTGACGGAGATATATTATGCTTGAAGATTTTTTGTGGGTCGAGAAGTATCGCCCAAAGACCGTGTCCGACACTATCCTGACTGACGAACTCAAGAAAACATTTCAACAGTTCGTAGATCAGAAGAACATTCCTAATCTCATTCTCTCTGGCACCGCAGGCGTTGGTAAGACGACTGTGGCCAAAGCCATGTGTGAAGAGCTTGGATGTGACTACATCGTTATCAACGGTTCGATGAATGGCAACATCGATATGCTGCGTAACGACATCTCTCAGTTTGCTAGCTCTGTGTCCTTGATGGGTGGCAGAAAGATGGTCATCCTCGATGAGGCCGACTATCTGAATCCTCAGTCCACACAGCCAGCTCTACGTAACTTTATGGAGGAATTCAGTGCAAACTGTGGATTCATTCTTACTTGTAATTTTGTCGATCGGATTATTGAGCCGCTCCATTCTCGATGCTCGGTTATCAAATTTAAGATTCCTAAGTCGGAACTCCCATCTCTTGCCAAACAATTTATGCAAAGAGTATGTGGAATCCTCGAGACTGAATCGGTTTCTTATGAAAAAGCGGTCGTTGCTGAAGTCATCAAGACACACTTTCCAGATTGGCGACGTGTTATTAATGAGCTCCAACGTTATAGTGCTACTGGCGGGATTGACACTGGGATTCTTAGGAATTTCTCGGATTCTGCTCTTGCCAAGCTGATCGGTTACATGAAGGATAAGAACTTCACAGCCGTTCGTAAGTGGCTTGGAGAGTCTGACATTGAACCTACCGAATTCTTCCGTGCCTTCTTCGATAAGGCCGAAGATCATATTGCCAAGGGTAGTATGCCTCAGCTGGTACTGCATCTCGCAAAGTACCAGTATCAAAATGCCTTCGCTGCGGATCCTGAGATCAACCTCATGGCATGTCTGACCGAGATCATGGCCGACTGTGAGTTTCTGTGATTTGGAAAAAGAAAACCTGCCCAGTCTGTGAGGATAAGTATCCTAAGGCTGCTCGATTTCATGAGCTCCGTTTAGAAACTTTAGACGGTACTCATGAACTTGAGATATGTGAAAAATGTGCAGACTTCTTTGATAAGTCTGCTGAAGTGATTATGAAAGGACGCAGCGATGAAGGCATTCGACTTCGTGACATCGATCAACTCGACCAAGAAGAACCTGATGAAAGGTACGGAGAATGACACACTCGCCGAGAAGACTTACAGTCCTTGGCTAACGAATCGTTCTCTGTCCTACTTTGCGGATAGTATCCATGCCGCAAACATGATGAACTGCAACCACCACCTCGACAACAAACTCCAATATTCTTTTTTGATAAATATCATACGACCTAGCAAACGCTTTGCGAAGTGGGTGAAAAAAGAAAAGGATGGAGATCTCGAAGCGGTTGCAGAGTATTACGGTTATAACCGCCGTGCTGCCAAGGCAGCTCTTGATATCCTCTCCTCTGAACATATAAAAATAATAAAGAAAAAGATTCAGAAGGGTGAAACATGAGTGTTTTAGAAAGTTTAATTGAAGTGAGGCTCGGCGAAGAGGATGATTTCCTAAAAGTTCGTGAAACTCTGACTCGTATCGGCGTGGCTTCTCGTAAGGACAAGACTCTTTATCAGTCTTGCCATATCCTACACAAACAAGGCAAATATTATATCGTCCATTTTAAAGAGCTCTTTGCTCTTGACGGTAAACCTTCAGACTTCTCTGAAGAAGACAAAGGTCGAAGAAATACAATAGTCAAACTTCTCTCCGACTGGGGACTGATCGCCGTTGTTGATCAAGAAAAGATCACAGAGCCTCAAACTCCATTGAACCAAATTAAGATCCTTCCATTCAAAGAAAAAAATGAATGGAGTCTCGTGACAAAGTATAACATAGGAAGAAAAAAATGAGCAAGCATGTAAAATTCGTAGAGTTCATCAATGAGACTGGCGGTAAGTATCTCGTCAATGTCGATCTCTTGATTGGCGTGGTTGAGCATCGTGGCAAGGTCATGATTCGTACTGTCGACGACCGCGGTTCTGATACCATTCTCGATACCATCGACGAAGTTGTCGAGAAGCTAGCAGCTCTTAACGACTAATAACTCCTAAAGTTTTTAAAAAAAATACGCTCAGATTAATTTCTGGGCGTATTTTAGCATGTACATTATTTCGAAAACAGGGTATCCTGGATATATGATGATGAAAGGAAATATTGACATGCTTACTCTCTCGGACATCAACGTTCTTACCAACTCTAAGGATGGTGACATCTACTCGGACCTTTATAAGGACGTGTACGGCAGCCGTCCGCGTTACGCGCAATTTCGTGATCTTGAAGAATTTCAAGATGACTACGACTTCCTCTGCAATAAGCTTGATGAGCAGATCGAGCAGCAGCAAGTCGAGCAAGCTCGTAACTTTGATGAGTTTGTTGCTCGTGTCGAAGAGACGATGCAGATCGTCGAAGGTGCCACTCGCGAGCGTGCCATCGAAATCATCGCCGATGCCGAAGGTATCTCCGAAGATGAGTTCGATTTCTACGGTCTCGAGATTCTCGAGTATCGCTTCGAACTCAAGTTTGGATCGATCTCACGGTGGCTGTCTGAATAAAATCATCCATACCGAAAATACCGGTGTACAATAATCCGAAACCGGTGTAAGATGATATTATCAGTTGAAAGGAATATATTATGACTCTTACCGTTGAACAAATCGAATTGTCATTCGCTGCGCCTGCCGAAGGCCTTGCCGATAGCTATTACCCCGTTCTGGCTTATTGGATTCCGATCGAATTACTCGAAGACGTCCGTGCCGCCTATCGTGCCGCCGGTACTACTATCCGTGTTCGCTATCGTGGCCCTCGCACCGTTTCTGTCGGCCGCGAAATGTCTCGTCCAGATAAGACTACTTATACTCGCTCGTACCATCGCGCGATGCAAGATTGTTTGATTGCCGACGCGACTCATTTCACTGTTTATGACTACACCGCACGATAAATTAAATATATAGTATAACTACGGAGGTGAATATGGAAGTTGAATTGTTTGCATTTCCTACAATGGAAAATCCGAAGGCTGTAGAAGATACATTCTGTGATCTTCTTAACGCAAAACGTAGAGGCGAATCTCTTCCTGTCGAAGCACTCGATTGGATGGATACTGCGAATAACTGGTTGTTGGAGTCGAAATAATGCCAAATGAAGCAAAAGGTGGTACGTTTGCACCAGCAGACATGGAGTTGCTCAAGCGAGCTCTTCATTGTTACAAGGATATGCTTACACGTATCGAGGAAAGCGAACGCACGACTTCACCAGAGTTGACGCAGGTAGCCAACCTCCTTCATCGAATAGGCCGTATTGCCTAAAGTTAATGCGCCGTTAGCTCATCTGGATAGAGCGCGAGACTTCTAATCTTGAGGCAGCAGGTTCGAGTCCTGCACGGCGCACCATACTCCTGTAGCTCAACGGTAGAGCTGGCCC